CCCCTGTTTGCAGAGGCAACTGCCTGTGTAGGCGGTGAACTTTGTCCAAACTTATGAGGAAATGTATCCCTCATCCTTTTGTCTACTTCATTATAGTATGAATCGGACGTGGTGTCAAATCCTTCTTCAACTAGTTTACGATGAATTGAGAAAGATGTCAAGGTCATTGGTTCATCCTCTCCGAACCATTTGTTATTATCTGCCCACGATTCTGCCTTTGGATCCGGCGGAGGAGGTGCTTGTGGTCTAGGTGGCTGGTATTGAGGCATTTGTGGTTGACGTGGGTCAACTCCTCTCGCCCTCATTTCCTCAGCCAATCGTTCCCTTTGCGCCTTGTGGGCTGCTGCACGGTCCTCTTCTATAGCCAAACGGCTTAATTGAGTCTGTGCTTCAACCTGTTTGTCAATATCCCCTAGATCCATCGCCTCTTTCAATACCTTCTTGGCCTCACCAATCTGTGATGCCACGCGGTCACCAAATTCAGCAACATATCCTTGATCTAATTGTTGGGCTTGACTTCTTATTCGCTGTGATTCTCCTTGCACTCCTTGTGCATATTGAATAGCAGCCTGTTCGCGTCTTTCAGCTTCCCTTACTTTCTTGGTTAGTTTGTCAATTCGTGATTGAACTTTCCTGCCGTAGTCTTCAACTTCAGACTCTGAAGCTGCAACGACTTCCTTTTCCCCCACATCTATTGTCCTATCATCATCTGACGTGACAGCTGTTGGGGTATCCTTTATCTCAACATCAACGGAAGATCCCTCGGAAGGGATATCAACCATCTTTTCATCCGCCTCGGCTTGTGTTTGTACCTTATTTTCTGCAGGCATAATTTACTCCTGTTTATCTAAATTGCAAGATATCCTCCGGGTCCTTGACCACAGCGATTATCTCGTCATCATTAAGTATCCTCACTTCACCACCTTCTATTCCAAAACGGGATCCGGCGTAACGACCAAATATGATCCAGTCGTTTTTCTTACACCATGGTCCATTAGGAAATCTCTCTTTGTCTCTGTATGCATCCGGTCCAACTTTCAAGACTAATGCTGTAACTGTTGTATAGCCCCGCTCCTCTATTGTTTCGTCAGACAATATTATTCCACCCTTAGTCTTTCCTTGTCCCTTGTATGGTAGAACGAGTATTCTCCATCCTGTGGGGTCAGGTAATCTGTCTAAAATTTTATCAGTTGGTAAATGCTTAATACCATTAAGGGCCTCTTGTTGTATTTTTGCAACAAACCGGTTTTCCTTTTCTTCCGCAATTTTGTTATTTTCATCTGCTTCAACTGCGAGATCTTTCTCCTCGAGTGCAAATTTACGTTTCGGTATCTCCATCTTCTTTTTTCTGCAGGTCCTGTATATCCTGTTCCATTATATTATAGCCTTTGTATTCACCGACGGTCTTGTTGTACTCGTCAAAATTGTGAATTCCAGCAGCGATAATATTTTTCAGTTGTTCTTTTCGCTCCCTAATTCTCTTTAGAATTAGATAAATAGCGGTCGTATCTTCCATTAATTACTTTCAATCTCAATAATTTTTTTGGCACATTCATCAGCAAGTCCACGAAGAGAAGATTTAGATCCTAGCATCTTTGCCCAACCTTTTTCTATCACATAATCATCCCTTAAGTAATAAGCTTTTTCTTTTAATTCCTTAAACCGCTCAACTTTGTTTGGATCCTGGAGATACTGTGCAACACAAATTGGCACAAGTTGTTCTATAACAGCCTTTTTCGCCATTTTCCTACCTTCAGCTTCTGCTGTGCCTCTTGTCACTACCCATCCTGTCCAGAAAATAACAATGAGCAATCCTATAGCTCCACTTATTATACCCCATACTAATGGTTTAATGTTTTCTTTCATTGATTACTTTTTCTTAACACTTCCGCCACGCTTAGCTTTTATCTTCCCACCTTTCTTGAACATACGTGTACCAGGAAGAGCTCCTCCGCCTAAAGGTCTTGCCGCGCCGGCTCCACCCAAAGGTCTTTGTACGCCAGCAGCACCTACTCCTGGGACAACTCCGCCAACTTGTTTCTTTATTTTTTTAACCATAATAATTCTCCTTATTACTATTGCTTGTTAATATCATTTACTTGTTTTGTCAATTATTTTTTAACTAAACTTCCACCAAAATACAATCCAACGATTGCCGCCATCAGATGCGTATCCATTGGCGTTATTACAACACCTGCGAACTGCCTATCCACAAGCATTTCCTTCTGCTCTATGAGGAAAAAGAATCCCCTTGAGAATTCCGTCCAAGTCAGGAAGACTGAAACGTCAAAGAAGACTGGAACGATCTTTGGCCAAACAATAATGAAGAATACCGCCGTTAACGCGATAATTCTTCTTGTCCACTGGAACCCCTCATTCTCATACTTCCGCGCCTTTTCAATCGCGTCCATCTGGAATTTTCCGCGGGCAAGAAGCATTTTCTGCTCCGCCTGTTTTGCCTTGATGGACTGCCCCCAGATGGACATTACTCCACCTAGTACGCTAGATCCTAGCATTGTAATCATTTCTACTGGTAATCCAAACATTAACTTAACCTCAATAAACTTACTATTCCACCGCGTTTCTTAAAAACTGTTGGTGTCTGGTGTACATTAACCATCGCCTGCTGTAAATTGGCTTGTGGGGTATAGAAACCTGCCATCTGTTCCGGTTTATATCCAGGTTGAGGTCCATAATAACCGCCTCCGCCACCGACGCCGCCTCTGCCACCACCGTAACCGCCGTAACCTCCCCAGCCTCCGCCACCGCCAACTCTAGGAGCATAGCTTTTATATCCAAGTTGTGGAAGATATTCTCTTATCATATTTGTAGGCGTTTCATCACTTAATAATCCGTAATATGCAGCTTTTGCAGATGGATCATCCTGAATGTCAGTCCACGTGCGCATACCACTTGGGTCAAATCCTGGTGTAATAGGATCACCAAAAGTATTAGCCCATACCGTATTAAAATCTTCATCAGTGATATTATTAGGATCGCCACCTTGTAATTTTATTAGACTTTTAAATTCTTGTGTGTTTTTTAATTGTTCTTTATCATATAGACCACTCTGCCATTTTTGAACTATTGATTGTTTTTGTTTATTGACTTCTGCCTCTGCACCCGTGACATCCATCCCCGCACCTTGCGCAGCAAATAAATTTCTCATTGAGTCTATTTCTTCATCAGACATGTCTTGTATGCCTTTCTTTTCTAATTTTTTCTGAAGTTCTTGGGAAGCTTGCATAGATTTTTGTCTATCAAGCATGTCCTGATAAGATTGATTTTGAGCTATTGTATCAAAACCATGATCTATTTCTTTAGGTATTATTTCCTTGGGGGGAACCCATGTATCAACTTTTTCCGGATCATCACGATCACGCCAGTCCTCTCTTACTGGCCCTGCTTTAATTCTGTTATAATTTTCTTGTATAGCTTTATTTTTCTGTGCTTCTTTTTGATCTTGCTGTCTTTTAATCTTTTCCTGTATCTCGTTGCTCCTGTCACGGCCTCCGCCGCCACCACCATGTACTTGCCCACCAGTAGGTCTGGTAGGTCTACTAGTAGATCCACTTCCGCCACTTCTTGCTGTGTCCCTTGCCGAACTCCAACCTCCACCATTAAAATTTCTTTTTGAACGTAGGACCATTATCTCAGTCCTGCATGTGGCTTACCTTGTTGTATACCTTCCCATTCGTCCACAAATTCCTCATAAGTCATTGGTCCACCTGGCATGTCACCTAGTCGTTCTACATAATCTCTATAGTCATCTTCGTATCTTCTATTTGTTTCACCCCACATAGGTCCTTGTCCATATAGTGACGCTATGCCGGCTTCACGACCTGAATCGTCAAATGGTACAATTGGTGGAGGGGGTTCTTGCATATCATCTGGTAAATTAGCAAAATCATCCACATAGGAAGTTGTGTATCCTGGTATAACTTGAGGTTCCTGTGATCTTCTCCATTCCTCCAGTTCCCTTTGATAAGTTTTAGGATATCTACTTCGCTCTGGTTTTTTACCAGGCATTAAATCTGTCTCTATAATGTCATCCACTACATCAACACCTCTGAGAGGAGAAGAGGGTAAGTCTGATATTTCCACGTCCTCAATTGGCGCCGTTCCGAACCATGGTCCAGCTACATCATACATGTTTGGTCCATAAGTTAAATTGGCATAGTTCTCTAATTCAGATTCATTTGTATCCAAAGCAGCATTAATTCCGTCTTTGTTCATAATATCTTTATAATAATCTCCCAGCTTTCCTGTAAGTGCTCTCACACCCAATCCCAGCAATCCGCCGTATTCCCCTAGCTTCATCGCTGCTTGGGAAAGTGGGTACATTGTTCCATATGCTTGTGGATTTGCCTGACGAAAAACTTCCGTATCACGTCTGAATGCATCTTGAGCTCCCATTGGTGTTGTGACACCAGAAACACGCATGCCCTGAGGAGTATACTTCTGATTTCTATTCCAGTCGCGTCTAATAGCTTTTAATTGATCAGTATCTGCTTGCGCAGGCGTATAACCTGGACGAGCCATGCGATCCTGTAAGGATGTCATCGTATGGTATACCTGTCCAGGTCTACTACTTGCAGTTTTTTGAGCTAAAAGATCTCGTGCTACTCTTTTTTGAGCATCACGTTCCAATTCAAATTGTGGTCTTTCAGGCATTATACACCTGGTATAATTATTATTTTAAGGACAACCAAAATAATTACAACTAAAATTCCAGCCTTAATCCAGTCTTTTAATTGCCAATCATTCCATTCTTTAATCCATCCCCAAAGATCTTTCAATAACTTCATATTTACCTCCTTGTTAACATTGTTTATCTTTCATACCACCACTCACTCGACCTCCATGGTGATATTTCTTCAGTTTCACTTTTCCACCTTTTTTCTTCTTCACTGTTCCACCTGCTTTATACTTTTTCTTGGTTCCACCCTTCTTGTATTCGGCCATATCGACCTTCTGTCCTGTAGCACGTGCACGCTTCTGTGCCTGAGCCACCCCAGATGAAGTGTATGGAAATTTCTCTTTACCTACTGTTGGCATTTGCAATTCCTCCTCTGCGTTTTTTAACTATTCCACCTTTTTTCTTGGGCTTACTACCATATTTTTCCGTCCATCTCTTGGCAATTGCTGGCTCCTTCGCCCACATATACTTTCTTTGCTTCTCCGACTTGAATGGCATTAGTGTATAGTTGGCTTTTCGCCATTATGAATAATTTTCAAAAGTTCTTCCTGAACGTGAAAACTATGCGCAACGGCCTCGAACATTCGCGCCGTATCGTACGGCCCTAATGCTTCAACATACATATTGCGGGTCACTGCCAATAATGCACCACAAACTTTCAAATAATCATCTGGGGAATTTATTTCATTCCTTGCAGCCTCTTCGACCTTTTGCATCACTGTGCCAAGTTTTTCAAGTTGTTTTTTTATTTTGTCCGTTTGTTTTTGATCTTGCATTTTCCCTCGCAACTCTTTCAGATGATTCATTCTTCATGGCTTCCCTCGTAGCTGCCATGTTCTCTTTTAAAAGAGCCATTGCTTCTGTAGAATCTTCCTTATTAACATCTGTTGACGCTTTCATCAAGTCAATACTTGTTTCCGCTTCCAGCTTGTCCCTTTCAAGGTCAAGTTTTTCAGAGTCCACCATCATGTCCTTCTGCAATTTCATTTGTGTTTCCATTGCCTTCAGGTCAATTTCTTGTTGCTTTAACTTGATTAGTGGATCTTGAGCTTCTCGTTTCATTCTAGCCTCTTCATCTTGTGCTAGTTGTTGAGTCATTTGCGCTTCAATTTGCGCCTGTTCCGAAGCTTGCTGGTTAACTAATTGATCCATCTGCTGTTGCATCTGTTGCATTTGTTGTGGATTCTGTTGTGCCTGTTGCATTTGTTGCTGTAACTGCTGTAATTGCTGTTTGTATTTTTCCTGTACCTGTTGTCCTGCAATCAATGAGATATGCTCCGATACGTGTGCCTGCAACATCGCATATAACTGCGGATTGATCTGTACCATTCTTGTAAACATAAACTCGGCGTGTGCCTGCATATGCGCCATATGGTTTTGCATTGGAAATGACTTTGGCTGTTGCCCACGCATTGCCCCGGCATTCTCCATTGCTGGACTCATAGGTTCCGGCATTTCCGGATCCGGCTTTAATATCGATTCAACATTGTCCACACCCATTGCATCATACATTCTTCTGTATGCTTCACGCAAATTGTGAAGTTGTGGTGCAGCACTTGCCAATTGCAGTTGCTGCTGCGCCAATGTAACACGCTGTGCCATTGAGAATATATTCGGATCGGATACTGGAATGACATCAATACGGTCATCAAAATCCGATTGCTTAATTTGTTGGTTTCCACCAACAACCATGTAAGGATACTGTGGTGGAAGATAAATCTGAAATACTTTTGCTAATAACTTAAATTCAATCCTTTGTGCATGGTGCAATCGCTTATGGATTGCGCTCATCACTTTAGTTCCACGCTCTAAAAGAGCAAGTGTTGTTCCTACAGGATTCTGCTCGTTTCCTTCTCCCATTTTCATATCTGCAATCGCCGCAAAAGATTTTCCTGCATCAACAGCAAAACCTAACAATGCAAATAGAACTTGTGATGGTTCCTTGTAAGGAAGAGGTAATAGTGATTCCTTGATTGAAACTCCTGTGACATCCACGTCACGAAATTCTCCTGGTTGCAATGGCTCGTCATGGTCGCGTATGCGCATTCCTCGTGCCTTGAAACCTGCTGGCAGATTGGCAAGAGTACCTGCATCAATTAACTGCCGCAAAACACTTGTTGCTGTTCTTGACAATCCACCAAGCATGTGTATTAGACCAAAGCCATAAAACCCCAGTCCTGGGAGGAATTTGTAGTGTACAAAATAGTGGTTCTTTGCGAAGTTTGGATCTTTCTCTTTCCAGTTTCTTCTTATAGAAAGAACCGTTCTTGAAAATTGGTCTATTGAAATTATATAAGGAAGCTTTACGCCGGATGTATCCTCAAATCCAGGTACATCGGCATTAACGTGCATTTCTAATATGATATGCTCATCATCATCGGATGCATAGTTCTTTTCAACACCATGTAATTCATCAACCTTATCAACAGTATCGGATGACTCCGTTTGACCTGTTGGAAGCTCCACGTCACGGTAGAATCCTCCTAGTTGCTGCTTTCTTACATCATTTCCGTTTGCTTTAATGACATGCGTTATCCTTTCCGCACTTTCCAGATCCGTCGCCATGTAGTTGATTACTAGATCTTCACTAGTAATGAACTTTGCCGTTGCACGCTTTAAAAGTCCATCATAGTAAACTTTCTTGAATGCTGATCCTGAAAGTGGAAGGTAAAACAGTAGTTGGTCCATGTCCGGATCGTACTCACGCATGACATCAGTAATCTGATAATTCATGAATTGCTGCACCCTCTTCGCCTGATCTTGCACTTCAGGTGTC